TGTTCTCGGTGTGTCGCTCGGCATCGGCGCTTTCGAGAAACTGGCCGGCGTCATTACCGATACCGTGCATTCCGCAGCGGGGCTGGTCGATCTCGCCGACAAGGTTGGCATAACGACCGACGCCCTGCAGGAAATGCGGTATCAGTTCGAACAGAACGGATCGTCGGCGGAGGCGTTCGATGCCGCGCTGTCACAGTTTTCCAAACGGGTTGGCGAGGCAGCATCAGGTAGCGGCGATTTACTGAAAGTGTTCGAGGCGAACGGTATCGCGCTGCGCGACGCGACCGGCGCGCTACGTCCGCTAATGGACCTGCTGGCCGATTATGCCGACCTGATAAAGAATGCCGCCGACGACCAGGCCCGCGCGACGCTTGCCGTTAGAGGCTTCGGCAAGGCAGGCGATGAGGCGGCAATCGCTTTGCGCGATGGTTCCGCCGGCATGCGCGCCATGGGGGACGAGGCGCATAGGTTTAGTCAGGTCGTCGACGAAGAGGTTCTGCGATCGCTCGAGGCGTATGACGACGCGATCGCCCGGCTGGAAGGGGCGTGGCAGAAGTTCGTCACGACGAGCGTTGCCGGGGGACTGCGCATAGTCAGTGGCTTGCAGGAAACTGCGCAGGCCATCAACCGGCTTAATGACCAGCTCAACGGCACGGTGCCGCAGCTACAGACCGTTGACGACAAGCTGGCGGACATAGCGCGCGAGGTTGCCGCTGTTCAGGCGCTTTCCGCCAACGGGTTGATTGATGCGGCCGGACTGAATGCGGATTTGGCGCGGCTCGGCGCATTGCACGCCGAGCTGATTGCGCTGCGCAAGGATGCCGACAGCGGGCCGCAGACCCACATGTCGGGCAGTGCCGACCGCACCAAGGACGACTTTATCGGGGCGGCACCTAAGCCGACGATCATTCCTAAACTTGGTGGCGGTGGCGGCGGCGGTGGCGGTGCACACCGCAGGGCAGGCGGCGGTGGAGGCAGCGGCGGGAAGAGCGATGTCGAGCGGCAGAAGGAACAGGTCACCGAGCTAATCAAGGAACTGGAGCGCGAGCTTTCGCTGGTCGGCAAGAGCGAGGCGGAACAGAAGGTCTCCAACGCGCTGCGCCAGGCCGGAGCAGAAGCAACCGCCGCGCAGAAGGAACAGATCACCGGCCTGGTGACGCAGATCGAAGCGCAGCAGAAGGCTTATGACGATCTGGTCGACACGCTGGATACAGTGCGAGATGCGGCGGGCAGCACCCTGGATGCGTTCGTGCAATCCATCGAGGCCGGCGAGGGGCCAGTAAAGGCATTGAAGGCGGCGCTGCTGGATCTGTTGCAGACCATCATCCGCATCGGCGAGGAGCGGGCGATCCTGGCGCTGTTCGGTGCGGGCGGGACTGCTGGCGGCGGTTTCATCGCCCCGATCGTCAATGCCGTTACCGGCAGGGCGGCGCCTGCGCTCAGTACGGCGGCGGCGTCCAGTAGCGGCACCCAGGCAGTTGCCGTGCATGTCACTGCATCGCCACTGTTCCATGTGACCGTGGCAAAGGGTGCTCGCCAGGCAGAAGAACGTGCGGTAGCGCGCGGGCCGGCGGTGGCGCGTGTAAATAATCTTCGCTACGCGACGCCGTAGATGACGACCGTTACCTGGCCGAATGTGCTGAAGCCGACCAGCTTCGGTTACAAATATCTCGACGCCGATATCAGCGGCGGTCGATCGGTCAGCGGTGGCGAGCAGTTCATCGCCTCGCCCGGCCCGCGCTGGAGCGCGGAGATGACGCTGCCGATCTTTCGTGACGACCAGGTGCTTGCTGCGCGGGCGCTGCGGACGCAGTTGCGCGGGCGCTCCAATCCAGTCGCACTTCCAAACTTCGATGGCCGTCGGCTGTCCTGGCCGGTCGAGGCCAAGACAGGGCGGGTGTTGACGCCGAGCACGGCGAGCGAGTTGGAAGGAACGCGGGGACTGACCGGCACAGACTATGCGGGATGGGAAATACCGACTGCATCGGAGATCGTTGCGACAGTGCGGACAGCCGCGTTAGCGGGCGCAACATATCTTAAAATGACCTTGACGCAGGGCGGGCCGGTGCTTCCCGGTCAGCAGTTCGGGCTTGGTCAACGGTTATACGAGATTGAAGCGGAATCGGAACTCGATGGCGTCGAAGTGAGATTCCTGCCGCCATTGCGCGAGGATGCGCCGGTAGGAACTGCGGTCCTGTTCACGCGGCCGACTTGCCTGATGCGAGTGATGAACCTCAATGACGAGCTGGGGGCGCTTGAGATGATGCGTTACGCCACGCTCAATCTGCAGTTCGTTGAGTATCTTTAGTGGGGTTTTTCGACACGACGCAGAAGGCGTTGAGCCGCGGGCTTAGTGTCTTCTACGGCGAGCTATTCGATGTCGGCTACACATCCGGTGCGGCGTATTATTGGGACGGCTTCGGGCCGTTCACGCGTTACGGCCACACGTATCTAGGCGCGGCAAACGTGGTGGCGCGTTCGGAAATACCGTTCGGCGTCGACGACGAGGCGGGTGACCTGACGCTCACTATGTCGGGAGTCGATGCGACGATCCTGAACAAGGTGCGGGCCGAAGAGGCGGAAATCTACGGTCGGCCACTGGTCATCTGGGGGCAGTTCTTCGGCGAGGATTTGCAGCCAAGCGGGACGCGCTGGCAACTGTTCCAGGGAACAATGGACGTTCCGACCTACAGTGTCAGCAGCTTTGGCGAGCGGGCGATCAGCATTTCTTGTGAAGGCGAATGGACTGACAGGAACAACGCACGGCATTCGCGCTTCAGCGACAGGGATCAGAAGGCGCGATTTCCGGGCGATCGTGGGCTGGAATACGTCTATCGCTACACGTTCGGCGTACGGCGTCAGTGGCCGAAGTACTCGTAGATGCTACTGCTCGGTTCTGATCCGCTGACGCGGTTTCTCAATGCAGCGGCGGAGCGGCCGTTCGTGTGGGGCGAATTTGACTGCCTTCTGTGGCTGGCGGACTGGATTGCGGAGCGGCGTGGCGTTGATCTCGGCGGCAAGTTCCGGGGCTGTTATTCCACCATGCTGCAAGCCGCCAGGATCGTCCGTGACGCGGATGGCATGGTTTCCCTAGTGGATCTCCTGACGCGCGGCTCTGGCGTGCGTAGGGCCAGCGTAGGGGCGCGGGGAGATATTGCCATCGTGTCGGTCGCGGGCGATGGCGGCGAGCACTTCGGCAGCCAGGCCGGGGCGATCCTGCTCGGCGGCTCGGCGGCGCTGATTTCCCAGCAAGGGCTTGTCGTGCCGCGCATAGATTATGCGCCGGTCGTCGCAGCTTGGAAGGTCTGAGCGGTGCCGCAAGTCATCCTCGCGCCGGTAGCATTTGCCGCATTCCAGGCCGGTGCTGGGATCGGGGTTGCGAATGCAATTCTTGGCGTCGGCACGGTTGGCGCAATCGTCCATGCCGGAGTCAGCACGGCGCTGGTTCTGGGCGCGAGCTACGCAGTCGCCAAACTTACCGCGCCGGCGATGCCGCGAGCAGTCAATGGCAGTATCGAGCGCAAAGACCCGTTAGCGGCGCGGTTCTGGTCCTACGGCCGATGCAAGGTTTCCGGGCCGATATTGCTGCTTGAGGTGAACTTCGTCGACGATAACAGGAGGCTGCTTAAAATCACCGCACTAGGCTCACGCGAGCTAGCAATGATGGATCCGTTTTTCGTTGACGGGAACAAGGTGACGCTTGCTGCGGGGATTGGCGGCAGCGACGGCTCCTATGCAAATTGGGCCTCTAACGACAATAATCGCGGCCTCCTGCGGACGCATCTCGGCCGGGACGATCAGACCGTCGACACGCAGCTTTTACACGACTTTCCGATAGGCTGGACGACTGCGCACCGGCTGCAAGGCATCCCCTATGTCTATGGGCAGTTTGAAAGTGCGCATCCCGAAGATTTTCAGGAGGCGTTCCCGACCGGCGAGCCGACTGTTGCCGCTGTCGGCGGGGTGAAGCTCTACGACCCGCGCAAGGACAGCACTAACGGCGGGTCGGGCTCGCATCGAATGAATGATCCGATGAGTTGGGAATTTAGTGAAAACCAGCGGCTGGCTTGCCTCGATTGGCTGATGTGGAAGGACGGCTACGCCAAGTCGTGGGCTCGCGTTGATTGGGCGAGCTGGGTGCAGCAGATCGCCATGGCGGATGAAAACATTCCGCTGAAGGCCGGCGGCACCGAACCGCGTTATCGCATCGCGACCATCGTCGGCATGGACGAACCGAAGGGGCGCGTTCTGAGAAGAATCATGGATGCCGGCGACCAGCAACTCTACACGACGCGCGAGGGGCTGATCGGCTCGCGCGGCGGTGTCTGGCATGATCCGACAGTATCGCTCGGTCCGTCCGAAATCGTCGAAGGGCAATTCACCCACGGAATTTCGATGATGGATCGCACGAATGAGTTCGAGCTGTCGGCCGTGCTCGCATCGCATGACTATAGCGAAGTGGATTTAGAGCCCTGGTCGAATAGAAGCGATCCAGAATTCGTCGCCGGTATCGTCAAGAGACAGTCACTTGATTTGCAGCAGGTGCCGAGTAATTCGCAGGCGCAGCGGTTAGCAAAGATCAGGATGGCTAAAGCCAACCCACAATGGGCCGGTTCGATCCGCACGAATTTTGCGGGCCTGGATGCAATTGGGGAGGCAGCAATTAACCTAAGCTTCAATGAGCTCGACGTGCCGGCCGGAAGCTTCAATGGGCCGTTTCTGGTCAACGGCAAAATCGGCTTTCTGCCGGACAAGACCGGCATGACCGTATCCGTCTCGTCGATTGATCCAGCTTGCTACGATTGGAACGCGGCGACCGAAGAGCAGGATGCGCCGCCGGTGCCGGAGGATGCCTGATGTCGTGCGCGCCCGAGAAGGTCATTCGCACAGAAAGCCCCTACAAGGCGCGGCTGACGGTCTATTACGGCGAGACATGGTACGACCCGCTGCCGCAACTGGTCGATACGCTGAACGGCAATCCGTGGGACATCACGGATGTCTTTATTGAATTCATTCTCCGCCCGAGTGCTGCTTACCCGAAGCGCTTCGTCATTCTGTCGAGCGATGGGCGCGGAATCGTCAAGGAAAGCGCGGTAAACGGCCTGGCGGCGGTGTTCTGGTCGCAAGCGTTTGTCGAGCAGAACCTGCCGCTGTCGAGCACAAATGGCTGGTGGCACATGCAACGACTGAGCTGGATCGATCCGGTCTATGGCTCGATCAAGAAAATCCTCGCCGAGGGACCGCTGTTCGTCCTGCCGGCGAGGGATACCCACACAACCGCCTGATCAACGAGCAAATCGCCATGACGATTGAATACCGGGTGCCGGAACGGCTGCCGCTGCCGTCGCTTGCGACGCGCGTAGTCTCCGGCGGCTTCGCCACGCAACTGACTATCGCCGGCGGCGGCGTCGTCGCCGACAAATTCCAGGGCGAGTATTCTCTTTCAGTCGTGGCGTTTGATGCGAGCGTCGTTCTCGATGCCAACAACAAGGAAATCGGGCTGTCGTTTGGGCCGGGCCAGAACGGCGTCGGCACCGGCACTTCATCGATACGCATTGATGAATTGACCGGCGACATCTCGCGGCTCGGCGGCTGCTCGGTTATCTGCCGTTTGGTTTCCCAGGTGTCGGCCACGTTTACCCCGACGATGAATGCCTCGGTTTCCGTCATTCGCGACGGTGTAGTTATCGGCCTGACATCCGGCACGGCGACGATCACGACATTTGATCTGATACGCAATGAGCGCATCGGAAATTTCCTGTATCGCGATCTCAAGTTTGTACTGACCGGCACCGAACAGGTGATCCGCCCATACCTGTTCGCGAGCGGTGCCAATGCGGTCGGCAGCGAGAGCGTGCGGTATCTGTGGCACAGCATCGAACTGTCGGATGTCATCGACACCAACAGCTCGCCGCAACAGCAAGCTCTGTCGCAGGCGATGCAGCGCATGAAGAGCGTCGCGGTCGAGGACGTAGCTCCTTATGGCTTCGCCAACACATTCCAGCGCGCATACACCCTCGCCATCTCGCCGTTCGACTCCACTGCCATCGTTGACACCGACGGAAATCGGATCGGGTTATCGTTTGCGGCAGGCCAGAATGGCGACAGCGTGGCGGCTATTTCCATCCGCGAGCGCACAGGCGACATCTCGCGGCTCGCCGGAACGACCGTGGCGCTGCGGGCGCTGTATGAGGTATCGCCGACATTCACTCCGACCATCAGCGCCGCCGTGACCATAGTCCGGGCCGGTGTGGTGGTGCCTCTCTCTGCCGGGTCTACCCCGACGACGACGCAGTATCAGGTGCTGCGCAACGAGCGGCTCGGCAATCTGGTTTACCGGGACGAAGCATTCTTACTTACCGGCACCGAGGAGGAATTGCGCGCTGTCGTCGTTGTCGGTGGCAGTGCGGCAGTCGGCACCGAGACGCTGACATACAAGCAGCACAGTTTCCAACTCTTGACCGGCGTTGACGGCAGCGCAACGCGCAGCGAGCAGGCGCTCGGGCAGGCATTCCAGCGCATGGAAAGCATCGCGGTCGGCGTGGCGGTTGGCTTGGCGTCGAGCACAATTCCCTATGCACAGGAAACTGTGCTTGCCGCCGATGGCTCGGGCGACACGACGGACTTTCGCACCGCTTATCACGGATTGCTGGCGGGCACGGTTGCCGAGCCGCACGCTGTCAGGATCGAGCCTGGAACGTACCAGCATGACGCGGCGGTTGTCGGAGACACCAGCTACATCATTCCCGACCATCTTGATTTGGTCGGCCGCATCGCGGCCAGGACCAGTATTGAAAATCAGCAGCCGAATACTGCTCTGCCTGCCGACACGGCGACCAACGAGCCGATCCGCATGTGGGAGAACAACAACGTTCGCGACCTGACTGTTGTCGGCAAAAATGTACGCTATGCGTTTCACAACGATCCGGGCAACGCTCGCCCCGAGAAAGTGCAGAATTTCACGCGGGTCCGCGCCATTCATTACGGCAATGAGGGCGCTTACAACTACCAGGTCAGCCTTGGCGGCGGTGGCAATCCAGGCGGCGTGTGGATGCTTGACCGTCCGTTTGGCTATGGCTCGGACGCTGGCGATGTCGTCAACTTTAGCCAGGGATACATGCAGGGCCACCAGCGGGGGTTTGGCCAGCACGATGTGGCTGATACGTCTGAACCGTTTGAGACGCTCATAGAAAACAGCGAGATCGCGCTTACCTGGACGACCGACGAACTGACGTATGCTTACTGGCTGGCCGCCACCGGCTCGGGGCAGCCAAACGGCCTGCAGTTCATCGGCGTCAGCACGACCGGCGACATTGATATGAAGTTTGCGCCGTGGCTATCGAACAATCCGAAAAACCAGCCGGCCGACCCGAGCTTCCTGCTGCAGGTGCGCGGCTATTGCCATGCGCCGATGGTGAGCAAGATCACCGCCACGCAGCAGCGGGCGTTGAAAATAGCCAGTGCAAACACCGGCTCGACATCTTCGGTAAGCCTTACAGGCTCCACGCCGGCATTGATTGATGCGCTGTTCGGCCAAGTCTTCACGCAGGCGGGACCGGGCGGCGGCCTGCCGGCCTATGTGTGGGGCTGGAACAACGTCAAAGAGATGAGCGTCGGGCCGACCAGTTCGGATCAGATCACGGCACTCGGCAAGCGTCTTGGGAACCGCACTACAACGCCCTGGACGCTGGCGGTATCGTTCAATGGCGCGGCGGCAATCAACAAGGTCTTCAACGTTGACTAT